AAATGATTTTTTTTCATCCAATGTCTGGTTCTAATTTTGATGACGATGGACAAGAGAGAACCTGGGGGAGTAACTATTTTTAGAAGAAATTATTCTAAGTAAATTCTTCTAAAAATAAGTTGTTTCTACCCTTTTCATATTGAATTCAAAATAAGTCACCTTCCAATTGTAGACTATCTTCTACGATTTCATCATCTAATTGTAGACTATCTTCTATGATTTCATCATCTAATTGTAGACTATCTTCTATGATTTCATCATCCAATTGTAGACTATCTTCTATGATTTCATCATCTAATTTTATTGCCATATTCGTTGGTTTATCTTGAACTCTTTTCCATACATATCCTCCAGCTGTTTTAGTTTTTCCAGCCAATACGCTCCAAATGCCCCCAACGCCTAAAGACGTTTCAGCTTTTTTGATACTTTGATATCTGTCTAACTCGATTCCATTTATGTCACATTTTATTACAGCTGTTTGCCCAGAATGGAGGCCAGTGTCGAATGCATGTTGTGTATTTTCATTTAACGTCACGTACTCTAGATTTTGTATCATGTTATTGGATTTGTTACCATCTTTATGATTGACGTAAAGATCTTGCTTGCCTAAAAAAGACTCAGCGATTAAACAATGAACCATTTTAGTTTTAACAATTCCATTATTTCTAATTGAAGTACGCTTATAGCCCGAACTTTCCGAGCCATACGTGATTGTATTATTAAGTGTACGTACCCGTCCAAGGGATGAAACGAAGAATCCAGCGAAATCTGGATCTATCGATGGCTTCCAAATCTCTCCAGGTTTGTCCTGTATTATAGAATTACGCCACAAATAATTCCGATAAAATTTCTTTTTTCCAGTGCAACATGCAGTAATTCTTCTAACATTCAGTCCAAGTGAATTCGCAGCCTCTATTCGGCTGTTCCAAACTTTAATTATACTTCCATCCATTTTACATTGTTCAACTTTTTTGGTTGTAATACTACTTTGTGAAAAGGTTTTATTTAAACATTGTTGTTTTTGTGTAGCCCATCTAAGATTTGATAATCTATTATCTGATCTGTCTCTATTAATATGATCTACAGACATACCAATATCCGGTGGTTCTCCTAGAAATGATAATGCTATAAGTCTATGAACAGGTATATATTTACTTTTTCCAGTGACATGTGGCAAATAAATAAGTTTGTAACCCCTTACTGTACTCCCCAGTATTATTTTATTTGATACGTCATTTTTAACTCTCCCAAAATTGGAAACTGAATAATTGGGATATCCTAATTTTTCCATGTTAACCCATATTTCTTGAAATGTTTGATCACTTTGCTGTTCCTCCGTCATTTTATATATTGAAATATCAAGTCTATTTTTTTCCTAATGATGTGACAATTGCATTATCATATAACAAATGTTATTATAAGCATATTTAACACAATAAATCCTGGATCCATTTTAAAAAAAATTGAAATGAAAATTTATCTGTATATCTTCACACTAATTTATTTATGCCAGCCAAAAGAAACCCTAAGAATACCCAATTCGATGAAATAATCTCAGAAACTCCTATTTCCAATAATATTGTGCCTGTTATATCTGTTGTCACGCCTGTAAAAAGAACACCTGTATCTACTAGATCAACTCCAACCACAAAGGCAACCGGGGGACGTAGAAAACCTCGTAAAACTGATGTTAGTGTACAACCGTCTGTAATATCTAATGAAATTATAGATGACGAAATTATAGATGGCGAAATTATAGATAATGTAATTCCAGAAACTTCAACCGCAACAACAGTTATGACTGGTAAAACTAGATCGACTGTTGACACTAGTATTACTGATAAATACCAAAAATTAAATGATATTGATCATGTCCTGATTCGTCCTGATATGTACGCAGGTAATACAACTCTTGATGAATCTGAACTCTATGTTTACGAAAACGAAATGATGACACGTCGATCTACTCAATATGTACCGGCCCTCTTTAAGATTTTCGACGAGGGTCTCGTTAATATGCGCGATCACGTTGAACGAATGCGTATTAGTCAGATTAAACAGGACCATTTGCGAGCTGGAATCCAGATCGATGATCGTACAATTACAGTCAAAGATGTCTATCGACCTGTCAAACAAATTGCTGTTGAAATTGACCCTGCTCAAAATCGAATCACTATGACTAACGATGGTAACGGAATTGATATTGTTCTTCATCCAGAACACGGAATTTATGTTCCAGAATTAATCTTCTTTCATCCAAAGTCAGGTACTAATTATGATGACAATGTCAAGCGAACATGGGGAGGAAAAAATGGCATAGGCTCCAAGTTAATCGCCATATTCTCAACCCAATGTACGATTGAAACAGTTGATCATGTACGAAAACTGAAATATGTCCAAACGTGTCGTAATAATATGAGGGATATTGATCCCCCCGTTATAACTAGTTGTCGAACGCTTCCCTATACTCGAATCAGTTTCCATCCTGATTTACGAATTTTTGGTCTTACTAGTTTCGACAATTATGATTTCATGCCATTGTTTTACAAACGAGTCTATGATATTGCGGCTTGTACCAACAAAAATGTCAATGTGCTCTTGAATGGAGCGAAAGTGCCGGTCCGCGATTTCGAAAAGTATGTTGACCTCTATATCGGAAGTAAGAAGGAGGCAAAACGAATCAAGTTGCAACCGAATGACTGTTGGGAGGTTTATGTTGGTTTAAACACTACTGGAAAGTTTGAACAAGTCAGTTTTGTCAATGGAGTCTGCACTTCACATGGAGGCAAACATGTTGATCATGTTGCCACTAAAGTAGTTAATAAGTTAGTTGAGGAGATTTCAACTAAAAAACAATGTAAGGATGTAAAACCACAAATGGTCAAGAACCTCTTGACCATTTTTATCAATGCAACAATCGTTAACCCAGGTTTTGATAGTCAGATGAAGAGTTGTTTAACAACAGCCAGTAAGGATTTTGGGAGCGAATTTACAGTTGGTCCAGAAGAGGTCAAGTCGTTGTTAAAATTGGGACTAGTTGAAGCCTGTGTTCAAGCCTTGACCGAAAAGAATAAAAAGACACTGGAAAAGATGGGAGGACGAAAAGCTCGTATTAAGGACGAAAAATCAGTAGTTGCAAAATATGCCGGAACAACAAAATCCAAAGACTGTATTCTTATTTTAACCGAAGGAGATTCCGCCAAAACTTTAGCTATGTCCGGCTTAGATGCACTTGACGAGGAAGACCGTAACTACATCGGGGTAATGCCACTAAAAGGTAAAGTTATTAATGTTAAAACTAGTACAACTGATAAAATCATTAGTAACGATGAATATAAACGAATTATTAATATGATGGGACTGAAACCTGGTCTCCGTGATTATAGTAAATTGAACTATGGCCATATTGCTATTTTGACGGATGCTGACCATGATGGTTATCATATTAAGGGGTTACTATTTAATATGTTTCATAAATTCTGGCCAGAACTCTTGAAAAGCCCTAAGTTCTTTTTATCTATCCGAACCCCTATCGTTGGTTTAACTCATAAACGAACCAAAGCTAAACAATATCTCTATAGTTACGTGGAATTTAGTGAATGGCAGGCAGCACATCAAAGTCAATTGAAAGATTATGAATTTGTCTACTATAAAGGATTAGGAACTCATACTCCAGTCGAAGCACGAGAAATTTTCGCTAATCTACAATATATTGACTATGTCTGGCAAAATGATCTTAGATACAAATGGTTAGATCTTGCAACAGTATCCAGTACACCTGGGGATGAACTTATCATTGAACAAAATGCTGGAGCCAGCGCGATGGAAATTGAAATTGAATCCCCGCCTATACAAGTAGGATACCCTATTGTTCCACAGGTCAGCATACCGATGTCTGACAATGGAACACCCCATACAAATGACTCTGAATCGAGTAATAGTTTTAAAAAGTTAAAACCAGTTGAGGAAATTTTCCAAAAACCTGGAAATAATGGCCAACCTGATTATTGTGATGCCAGTCTCCGATTAGCATTTGATGATCAGATGGAAGATCATCGAAAAGATTGGATCTTGAAGTATCTAGTCAAACGGACAGAAGGAAATGTGGATTATAATTTTCAAAAGGGCAATAGTATTAATTATTTCGATTTTATCAACTCAGAACTAATTGAATTCTCAGTTGAAGACAACAACCGAAGCATTCCTAATATTATGGACGGTTTCAAGCCATCGCAACGTAAAATTGTTTACAGTTGTCTACGTCGGCGAACACCCTTTAAAAAGATCCGTGTCGATCAGTTAGCTGGAAATATTAGTGAAAATGCCAATTATCATCACGGTAATGAGAGTTTGAATGGTGCTATTGTTCTTTTGGCCCAAGATTATGTAGGTAGTAATAACATTAATTTGTTGGTACCAGAAGGCCAATTTGGATCTAGGATTGGGGGGGGACCTAAGAAACAAATTGGAGCCGACCATGCCGCTCCTCGTTATCTATTTACCAACTTAAGTCCCATCGCTTCACATATTTTTGATAAACGTGATCTTCCACTGTTAGAATGGATCTATGATGAAGGCCGATATTGGGAACCACATTACTATTTACCAACCTTACCTCTAATCTTAGTTAATGGAGCTCGCGGTATTGGAACTGGTTTCGCCACAGATGTCTCTTCCTATAATCCAATAGATATTATGAATAATATGCGCCGTTATTTAGCCAATGAACCTCTAGCTAAAATGACTCCCTATTATCATGGTTTCAAAGGGACCATTGTCCAAGAATCATCTCATAAATATCGGGTAACTGGATGCTATGAACGTGATGATTTGAATGAAACTGTAACTGTTACTGAATTACCAGTTGGAACCAAATCATCGCTCTCATTTGTGAAATATCAAAATGAATTGGAATCTCTCTTGGAAAAGATGCCAGAAACCATTAAAGATGTTGAGTGCCAATACACTGATGTAAATATTAAGGCAGTCATCACCTTTCAACCATCATATTTAGCTAAATATGACCAAGAGAAATTGGAAAAACTCTTGAAATTAAGTTCCAATATTTCTACAGCTAATATGAATCTTTACACTCCAGAGCGTATCCTGAAACATTATGATAGCTCCGAAGAAATCCTCACCGATTTTATGCAACATAGAGTACATTGTTATGAAAGACGACGGGTTCATATGTTGAACAAGTTAAGAGAAGAGTGCGATATCATTCAAGAAAAGATTCGTTTTATTGGTTATGAAATAGATGATATTAACTCCTTTACTATCAGGAAAAAGAAACAAGGACAGGCTGTCGAACTTTTAAGACAAAACAATTTTAAAACGACTGACGAAATCAAGAGTAAATACAAAACCGATAACATCATTGATATTGAAAATGATGAAGAACAAAATCAAGAACAATCACAAGATAGTGGTGATATTGTCGGTTATGCTTATCTCGTTAAAATGCCCATGATTAATCAGACCCAAGAAATGATCACAAAATTAAACAACGATCATCAAAAGAAATTAGCCGAAATTACCGAACTGGAAGGCAAAACCGCTGA